TGTGCTTAGTAAAGCATCAAAAGAAGCCGCTTGGAAACTTGCATTCCAAACAGAACACTCGAATGAAAAAACTCGAGATTACAACACTACACCAACTAAAGATGGACCAGTTGGTGCTCTTGCAGAAGTTGAATATAGTTTGTCTGCCACATCTATTGCAGCAAATGGTGACCCACATCTTGACGAAATGGACAAAGCGTTTGATGATGCAGAAATTATTGAAGTGTGGGAAATTGATAAAGCTGAAAAAGCAACTCTCGGATTAGACACAGGCAAGTACAAAGCGAAATATCTTCGTGCTTATCTTACAAGTTTCTCTTATGAACCTAACTCAGAAGATGCGCTTGAATTGAGTTTAGAATTTGGAGTGTTCGGTAAACCTCAAAAGGGCTATGCCACACTAACTGAAGAACAAGCTAATGTTGTTCAGTATGTCTTCAAAGATACTGTTAAGGGATAAAGCTGAAAATATTACTGGCTCTGCCTGGAGTACAGTTGTAGAAGTGACAATTTAAATACTATAAACAAAAGGCTAGAGATTCGCTCTAGTCTTTATTTTTTAAGGAGAAATCAAAATGGAATTAACAATTAATGAAAAACAGTATGTTTTTATCTTTGGTTACCGATTCATTAAGGAATTGAATAAAAAAAATGAAGTAACAGAACGTGGGATGACTTTAAAAGCCGGTTTAGATAATGCTTTGATGAACTTCTTTAGTGGAGATATCGAAACACTTGTTGAAATGCTAAAAACTGCCAATGCAACAGAAAATCCTCGTGTCTCTGAGAAAGGGATAGTTGAATGGATTGAAGAAAATGGAGTTGATGCGCTTTTTGATTTAGTACTCGAAGAGTTAAAAAAGTCGGAATTTACCAAGAAAAAAACGTTGAACTTCGAGAAAGAAGTCAGCAAAAATCTACAGTAACAGATTTTGACACACTCTATGAACAAGTTCAGTTAAATTGTTTGCGTTATCTCCGAATTGCTAATCTAAGAGATATAGAGCGCATGACCATTTCGGAGTATGAATTAAGGCTGAAAGCTTATAGGCTAAAAAGACTTGATGAGCAAGAATTTATTTACCAACAAGCATGGGCAAATTGGCAAGTTCAATCAACTAAGCAACAAGGTAAGAAGCAAGTTCCAGTTTATTCGACCTTCAAGAAGTTTTTTGATAAAGAAAAATTTGAAAATGATATTTTAGGAATTGAAACTTCGGACAGTACTTTTAAAAAGGACAACAAACTAATTAACCTCATGAAAAAAGCAAATAAGTAAGAAAGGAGGAAAAACATGGAATCTTATAGTGTAGAAGCGGTTCTGAGTGCTGTTGATAAAAATTTCACCTCAACCATGAATAAAGCAGATAGTTCAATGGGAGGATTAGATAAAAGATCACAAAATACAAATACTTCTATCCTAGGTATTGCTAATGGTGTTGGGGTTTTTAAACTTGTTGAATCTGCGGTAGGTTTGGTTAGAAATTCATTAGATGGTGCAATAGATCGATTTGATACTTTAAAAAACTATCCAAAAGTAATGGCTCAAATGGGCTATTCTACTGATGATGTTGCTAAGTCAACCGAGGTACTAAAAAAAGGTGTCGACGGATTGCCTACTTCACTTCAAGAACTGACGAAAAGCTCTCAAAGCTTTGCGATTTTAGAGAAAAGCGCAACGGGTGGTGCTAAAACAGCAACCGCTCTTAACGATGCTTTTCTATCTTCTGGCGCAAGTGCTGCAGATGCAAGCCGAGGAGTTCAGCAATATAGTCAAATGTTATCTAGTGGTAAAGTTGATTTAATGTCATGGCGGACACTTCAAGAAACAATGCCCTACGCTTTGACACAAGTTGCTAAATCATTTGGTCTCACGGGTAAAAGTGCTGAACGTGATTTATACGCCAAGCTTCAGTCTGGTGACATTACCATGGAACAATTGAATAAGCGATTTGTAGAACTGGACGGTGGAGCTAAAGGATTTGCGCAAACTGCAAGAACGGCAACTGGCGGTATTGGTACATCTTTTACTAACATGAAAAATGCTGTGTTAAACGGAATAACTGGAGTACTGAAAACGATTGATACCGCCTTACAAAATAATGGATTTAAAAATGGTATTGCGACAGTTTTCGATGGCATGAAGCAATCTATAATTGATACTTTTAAAAATATTAATTCTGTTTTATCTAAAGTACTCCCACCTATTATAACTGCTTTTGTTCAACTAGGAAATATTTTAAAGCCTTTCACTCCTTTACTAAAAGGATTAGGTGGAGGTTTTACAACTTTAATAGCTATCGTTGGCGGAATGCTTATTTTTCAAAAAGTTGCTGGCGCTGTACAAACTCTGTTTGCTGTATTAACCGCAAATCCTTATGTTTTAGCAATAGCTGGAATTGTTGCCTTGGTTTTAGCAATCAAAAATCTTTGGGACACTAATAAAGGTTTTAGAGATGCAGTCATTCAAATTTGGCAGTCTATTTCTGACTTTTTACAACCAGTTATTGAATTTATTTCTGGTATCATAACGAGTAGATTTACTCAAGTTTCTCAATGGTTTAATGAAAACCAGCAAGGAATACAGAACTTAATTCAAACAGTATGGGGAGTCATCCAAGGTGTATTTGAAGTCGCAATGATCGCAATTCAAGCAGTTGTTTCTTTAGTATTAGGACAAATGCAAGCTGGTTGGGAAATTTGGAGCAATGTTATTTCAGGGATTGTACAGGTAGCATGGGCTTTGATTTCAAATATTTTTTCTGGTTCTTTAGACAATATTTTGGCAGTTGTAACGTTCGTTATTAAACAAGTCCAATTAGTGATTGATACAGTGATGAATGTTATTCAAGGGATAATAAAAACTGTTTGGTCACTTATTACAGGAGACTGGAAAGGCGCTTTAGATGGAATCAATCAAATTGTCGGAGCTTTTGGAAAGTTCATTACCGGAACTTTCGATAATGTAATGGGATTAGCTAAAGACTTGATAAAAAATGGCATTGATACTGTTAAAGGAATATTTGACAGCTTATCTAAAATTAATCTTCTTGACATTGGTAAGGCTATTATTGATGGTTTTGTAAAAGGCCTAAAAAGTGCCTGGGAAGCGGGTATGAAGTTTATTGGCGGAATTGGAGATTGGATTAAAAAACATAAAGGTCCAATCCGTGTCGACAGAAAACTTTTAACTCCCGCTGGTAATGCCATTATGAATGGTTTGAATTCTGGTTTAACTGGAGGTTTCCGTGATGTTCAATCCAATGTTTCAGGAATGGGGGACATGATTGCCAATGCAATTAATTCTGACTATTCTGTGGACATAGGAGCGAACGTTGCTGCAGCTAATCGCTCAATCAGCAGTCAAGTTTCTCATGATGTGAACCTTAACCAAGGCAAACAGCCGGCTTCATTCA